ATATCTCGTGACTCGCTATGAATTTTTACTGATTCGACCCGGGAAAAGTTAAGGGAACCCGAAGGTTGTAAAGAACTCGTGTTTAGGCAAAACGCGTGTAGGAAACAATCTGGGGATGTGACGAAGTTCGTATGGTAATAATGCTGAACATCCACGAAATGGGGTTTCGCCCACTTCCACGAACTGATATCCGTACCGTTGATACTGATTTTCACTTTATTATCTATGGAAGTCAGTGTACTTTCCATATTCGTATTAGCGCATGCGATATATTTGACTGGATGATTGAACGTTAGCTCTTGAACGAGTTCACCGGATGGTATACTCTTTTGAACCTGTGTGATGAGAATGTTATGCTCACGAGAAGCCATTATTCCGCGTTCCTCGTTGTCCAGATAATAATAATTGGCGTATGCATCAACATTATAGTTACCAGCCTCGGGACCCCAATAAATACGCAGCTCTACGTTACTGTACTGCAACGCCACGAGAGGAATCGCGGATTGAGGACCCTCACAAAAGAAGAAGCGAAGGGGGTAAAAATACGAGCGAGCAGATGCACCGGGATGGACACCGTTAGAACTCTTCGAGACGTTTTGAGCAAACATATCTATCGCGATGTTCTCGGTGAAGTCATAATCTTGAACGTCGATAACTTGACCCGCGACCAATAATTCGACCTTATCTATGACATCTCCCCAATCCTGGAGATCGACCGCCTGTGTGTTATTATCTATCGTGAAATAGGTGTATCCTAGAAGATCGCCATTCCTTTCAAACTTGATAGATGACATGGAATTACCTTTCACAGCTCCTTGTATCGTCTGCTTTTCGACGGACTGTGAAAAGTTAGAATGCCTTTTGAATGTGGAAGTGAAAAACGAGATTTCGGGCTCCCCGATGATATGCTCATCTTGGGCACCGATAGCCACTAACTGCACGATTCCAGAAGACATACTTACTATAGTAAAAGTATTTTTAAATTGCCCTGAATTCTATGCGAGGTTCTTCTTGCGGCACGTGATGCGAAATATAAACACAGAGTTTCCGACCGTGGCCGATGTACCATCTTGTTTGTCGATGTTAAATGTAAGACGGTTAAGTTTACGTATGGGATTATGGTAGCACTGTACGATGGGGTATTCATCTTTGAATAGTAACACTCGATCAGTCTGACTGGGTCCTATGAGCGCGTGCTGACCTATGATTGTACCGAACACACCGTTTAAGTGATTTTTCGTATCCGTAGTCGGATCACCGTCGCCACCGAAATTGATAGATGATTGTGTTTGTTGCGTAAAGTGTGTACGAAGTTCTTCTATACCCAGATGAATAGCCGTTTGGGACGTACCTCCCGTTGTCACCAGTGAAGCTGACACTAAGCGAGCTTGAACAACATTTTCGAGAGGAGTGGGAATGAAAGCGGTGAAATCGGATTGTGAAGATTGGCCAATATTATCAACGATCACCGTATGAATCTCGTGACTGTAATCAGGGATATCGGGCTGAGATGGAGCGATGAGAAGCGCCATTTATAATACACTTAGAATTTTTCTACTTAAATACGTTGTGACGATGTAGGTAGAAATGAGTATGACTTAAAAAATTTAACCAACAATCTTGTAGTTGGCGTGATCACGAACGAGCTGCTGGTCGCCACAGACACCGCCCGTGCTCGTGGAGTAGACGCTCTGGTCGAGGCAGTCGACGCTGCTCTTAAGGGACATCAGGGACGCCTGAGAGACGGCCTCGATATCGATGTTCTTAGGCTGGTACCTAGACTTGCGCTCACCGAAAAGGAGAGCGATGATGAAAAGTAATCCGATAGTGATCGCGATGGCTTTGAGTGTCGCGCGATTGGTAGAGTCGAGCTTCATTTTACTATGTGCTGATATTTTTTTATAAAGTGCGTTAAAGAGAATAGATTAGTTTCATTATAGAGAGTAATGGACGGTGAAATTGTCCTCGACAGAGGCAGCGATTCGGTCATGAAGCTTGACGAGAAGGAACAAGCCATGATGGATGAGATTCAACTCGATTTCGGTAGACCTCGTGCGCAAACGACGAGCGCACCTTCTATTCAGAGAATGCATAGGACAGATGCTCCGCCTGCCGACATGTTCCAAGAGGATGTAGATGCCTTCGCGAACCCTTCTAAGCAGGCGGCTCCCCCGCCCCCACAAATGGACGAACCTATTGATCACGGTGAATACGATAATGACAACGCGTACAACGCTGCTCCCGCGGCGTTTGATTACGGTCCCGAACAGCAGGAAGAGCAACCGTCACCCGGATACAAGACGGTCGACGAAGAGAAGTCTGATCTTTTAAACAAACTTGGACGTCTCGAGAAGCGTGGATTTAACATCAATAAATCATTGAACGCCTATTCGAATGTGGACGATCTACGCACGGAGGTTAAACGTATTACGTACAGTATAGACGTTGACAAGTCTATCAAGTTCTCGCGTCGTATGCTCATCGCGTGCGTGACCGGTATTGAGTTCTTGAATAAGAAGTACAATCCCTTCGATATTCAGCTCGAGGGTTGGTCGGAGAACGTGATGGAGAATCAGGATGATTACGATGAAGTGTTCGAGGAGCTGTATGTCAAGTACAGAACGAAGATGCATGTCGCGCCAGAGATCAAGCTTATCATGATGCTTGGTGGTTCCGCGATGATGTTCCATCTCACGAACTCTATGTTCAAGCAGGTCATGCCTAATGTGAACGACGTTATGAAGCAAAACCCCGACCTCATGCAAAACATGATGAGCGCTGTGCAGAATACCATGTCTAATAATGCTCAGAAGCCCACCACTCCCCCGGGTGAGCGCCACGAGATGCGCGGCCCGGGACTCGACATTTCGAGTCTGATGGGTAATATCATGATGCCTCCGGGTCCCCCTATGAACACGACCCCCGTTACACCCGTCGCACAGAAGGAATACATTCCCGAGGTGGAAGAGGATGACGATGACATCTCGGATATTGTTTCCGAAAAGGCTGCAGAAGATGGAGAGGACGATGTGAAGGAGGTTAAACTTCCTCCAGCAAAGGCCAGGAAAGGAGGGCGAAAGAAGAAGGTAGAAATTAATTTGTAAACCTATATAAATGGTAGCCTACAGCCCGATCGATTTCGAGGATCCGATCGAGGTGCCAATTCCCAGAAAGAAGGAAATCGTAGTCGATGCACCTCGCATAGTAGAAAAAGTTCCCATAAAGCCGGAACCGGAAGAACCGGTCACCGATGAAGATACCGAGTGTAATTTCCTCGTATTCTTCTTTATAGTCGGTGTCGTCGCGTTAGCCGCGATGGATTCGGTTAAAAAGTAAATACATATTTTACTCGTTTTAGTATTCCTAAAATGCGCAAAATGTTACGATTCGAGTGTAATCACACGCGCTAACATGGCGTGATAGGCTTTTTCCATGACTTCCATACGATCCTGGAGGTTTGCCGTTTTGACTTGCTCACTTCTGAGTTCGACTTCATTAGTATCGGCTCTTTCCTTTTCCGTCTGAACAACAGAACGTAACGAATCAAGTTTTTCCTTCTCTACTTGAAGTTCGTTTTGTAACGTATTTACTCGTTCTCTTTCAAATCCGAGTTGGATGTGCGCCCTTTCTGAAGTATGCTTTACTTCTCGAAGTTCGTTTTGTATTTTTACTATTTTTGAAGTTTCGCGTTGAAATGTGTCGTATACATTATGTAAAATATTTGTATTATCACGAATACCACTTTTCAAATCTAATAAAGATTGCACTTTAGATTTTTCTAAAGTAAGTTCCTCCTGTATTCTTTCTAACTTTTCCTTTTCAAGATTAATTTCGTGATACAAAGCTATCATATTTCTAATATTCTTCTGAGAATAAAAAAGGTTCATAATTTTCAGTTATCAACGCGTGATTTCCATTACCCGACATTTTAACGCGAAATCCAAAATTGTCTATATCTCCGTATTGTGAGTTTCGCGCGTGAGGATTTTTAAGTAAATAACGCAATCTGTGAGTCCATGTAGTACCGGAAAAGTCTCTCGTGTATAGATAAGCTCTTCCTCTATCTGAATCACCTATCAAAAGACGTGTTCCTGAATACGATAAAGATACCGAATTTATATTCCTGATGTTAGATTCATAATCGTTAAGAGGTGTTACGTACTGTTCAAGAGACAAGGAGTCGATCGCGACCTCGTATTTATATATAAAAACCACACCAACCTCTGGATGTGAATGACCACGTCGCACAATGGCTAAACGTTTTCCATCTCCAGATATAGAAAGGTCCCAACCAAAATTACGACCAATTGTAGATATACTGGGTTCTGTGATTGTGTGTATACAATACCAACCCGCCGCCTTGGCTCCTCCCGTTCCCGGTCTGAAAATGTACACTTTCTCAGATCCCAAGGCTGATACGACGATGCGAGCATCATTGGATTGAAATGTTTGAGAAACATCAATTCTGTTACCGAACCTTTCGTTCGAAGCCGCGTTTGGTGAAATAAGTTTATCTATCGGGGAGACTTGTCCTATTGACGTGTTATGTATGGTAAATAAATATACCGCTCCTGCGTTGGTAAAATTATTAGAAGTATCATCCCAGCCCGGCCTCGACACGACGTATATGGGTACGTAATCTTCATGTATAGCAACAGAATCACCAAATCCACCACCACTAGTAGACGGATCTGAAGGTAAAAATTTTGTTAGTTCTGTCCAAACTCCTCCAGATAGAGTAAACAGATACGCTGCTCCCGAATTACTAAAATTATTAGAAGTATCATCCCATAAAGGGGCTCCTACGAGGAGCTGATCGGTCCACGCGTAGCGATCATCTGTAATGGAAACACTTGTACCAAATTGATCGTTAGTACCCGCATCAGATGCGGTAATTGTGGTATCGAGTGTGAACGATCCTTGATTCTTTTTAAATATTCCTACAACACCAGAATTAGGAGTATTAGCTATGATACTAACCGCATAGCTTCCGTATGCCACGCGCTCACCGTGGTATGTTATGGAAACAGGTGCATCATACGTAAATATACCTCCCGACATCGATACACTAGATGTTACACTCGTTTGAACCACCGGTAAATCTTCTATTTGATACGTATATACAGAACCGCGACCACCAGAATGATTATAACTTCCTACCATCAACGTTCGCGCCTTTCCGCCGAAATCCTCTGAAATAGCAATCGAGTTACCAAACCGATAATTTGGAGATGCATCTGAAGCTGTGACTTTTGATCTAAGACTCCAAGTTGTACCCGACCTCGAAAATACACAAACAGAACCAGTAGAACTCTGTTCCCCTTCAGCTCCTACGACAGCATATGAACCATCAGGAGATATGTGAACCTTTTGACCAAAATATGTATTATTGGCGTAAACTGGGGGATTAAGTATCGCCTGTTCTTGCCATATTGCTCCAGATCTTATGAATATATATGCCCCTCCGACACGGGTATAACCCTGATGATTCCGGTAATGTGATCCGACGATAATATAATAACCATCTTCTGATATATCTACACTAAAACCAAAATAAAAAGTGTTTCCCCTATCTGAAGCCACTAGTCTCTGTTCAAATTCCCATGTACCCCCCCAGTTCGCATATACATAGGCTGCTCCACAACGTGTATAAGGACTATCATCCGCACCGAACGCTCCCACTATGAACCACTCCGAGTTCTTGGCGCTAACGGAATAACCATAATACAAATACGATTTATAATCAGAACTTGGTGGATAAAAAACATTTGAAATACTCGAAGACCACGTAGAACCAGACCTGGTATACAAATATACCCGACCGAGATAACTATAACCGTAACCATAAAAATAAGGGCCCCCGACAACGGTATAAGTAGCCCAAGAATCCATGGAAAGACTCATTGGGGTATACCCCAAACGTCCCCCTGCCTGTTGATACGGACCGGATTGTATTCCTCTATAAGTATATTGGCGGTGATTTGACAACGATCTCTCATAAAAATATACAGCTCCCGTATCGGTATAAGTATTAGAATCCCAATAAGGAGCTGACACGGCGATCCAAGTAGCATATTTATCTACGGAAATAGCCGTTCCAAAATAATCATACGAACCTGGATCTGGGGGAGTAATTGTGTACGGACTAAGAGTCCAACCACCCCCCTGCGATTCGGTAGCTTTTATGTATAAATATACAGAACCGGCATTAGTATAACTATTGTAATCATCATGATAACTTGATACGAAAAGGTAATATCCCCATGCAGTAAAACCAGTGGCAAATGCAGTTGAAAGACCATATCTATCACCTGTAGTTACATTCGAAGGGACTAACTGTTCTTCATTTTTATACGGTTGTACGTTTTTTAATCGAAAATCTGAAAGTGCGATAGTTCCTGACGGCGCCGTTTTAGATCCATCGGTGAATTTTACACCGTAAAGTTCTGTCATGGTAAGTGGTGTTGAATTTGTTGCCGCCTCATATGATATTGTATTTAAACTTAGAGGATAATCATATGTAGGCATTATATAATACCAAGAGAAGATTTAAGTCCATCTATTTCGCCTTTTAATTCTTTTATGGCTTCTATGATCAAACCGGTCATGTTCCCGTATGCGAGTGCGTATTCTGTATCATCCGAACCCCTGACAACTTCCGGAAGAACTTTTTTCACTTCTTGTGCTATACACCCCGTTGATCTTTTTCCGTCACGTGTGTACGTGTACCCACCAATTTTACATATTTTATCTAATGCGCCTTCTATTTTTTTAATATCAGTTTTCACACGCTGATCGGATGTTACGAGTACATCAGTCGTCGCGCGTATAGTTCCATTAACATCCAATTCATAAGATGCTACGGTGGAGTTTATACTCACATTAGCACCAGTGTAGTATATACCGGTACTACCCGTAGTCCATTGCGATAGACCCAGAGTGTATAATGAACCATTTTGATATAAATCGCCGGTAAAGTTAATATTTCCGGCAACGTCTAATAGATGCGATGGGTTCGTTACTCCGATACCAACATTACCGAGTGCGTAATATATCTCATTCGTGTTTACAGTCGTCCATTGACTACTTCCACCTCCACCTCCACCACCACCCGTGAATAACGTACCATTTTGATAAATATCACCCTTGATTTGTATATCACCGTTAACCATTAAAACGTCCGTGGGGGATCCATAATCGATTAAGTTTTGGACGGTAGGAACATATGGAATTTCAGATCCCGCTCCACTATCAGCCCAGTTTATATAATACGAAAATAAACCTATATACGCATTTCTTATACCGCTATAACCTGACCCAATTGTAAATGTGTGTGGACCATTCCAGTATACACCAGCCGACAATCCGCTAAGAGACGGTGTGTATTCGGTTCCGTTGATTGTTAAACTTGTGTTTGTCGAACTCATAGGATCGGGTGGGGGATCACTCGAACTTATTCCACCCGGTAATTTTACGAGAATGTGATACCATGTATCTATACTAAATGTAAAACTCGAAAACGTCGCTGTATGTGTACCATCTGTAACGAGATATATTCCATTTCCGTTTATCATACAATGAACCCGATTCGTATGCCAAATAACAAGTCCGGGATAATTACTACTATTGTGTACAGCGCTAAGTTTTAACCAAAACGATATACCCGCTCGTTGTCCAGAATTATTACTACCTCTATAACAAGTGGAACTAACGTACCCCCCCGACGAACCAAATTCAAACGCCTTTTCCGTTTTAGATAAGGTTGCCCCACCTCCCAGTGTACCGAACCCTTCCACGTACGCCACACCCGCACCATCCCAATCTGACCGAGATTCTATACACTTCACCTTATTACCATCATATAATATTGAGTAATTACACGTGTCATACCCGAAATCTGGTGGTTCTTTTCCAAATCCAATTCTATTGAGTCTATCCGGATCGGAAAGTATCAGTTTACTCCTGATAGTCGCATCACCGTTTACATCAAATGCCGCCGATGCTGATATCGTTCCGGGTTCACGCGAGTCGTTTACATTAGTAACCGTTCCAGCCGGAATGTTAGTCGTTGATTCATCACTGTGTCGGATTACTATGGGTCGTATACCCACATTTCCTTTTAGATCAACACCAAGAGAATTAGAGGTTCTATTATATTTGTTAAACGGATTAGTACTCCACTGTCCATTTGTAGATCGTATAGCGACGGTCCCGTCGAATGTGTTTCCTAATAAAATTTCCCCGGATATGATTCGAACAGCATCTACACCTAGAGCGGATGTAAATTTTGTAACGAGTAATTCGGTTCGACCTTTTCTATACACACTATCTCCCTGACTAAACTGATCGTATGTACGATTTTCTATCGTCGTATTTTCATACATACTGTCACCCAAAAATCCACCAAAACTGATTGTCTTATTTCCTTTTGTGTTTTCACTCGAACTCGCTATACTCGTTTCGTTCGCACCCACGTACACGTGATTACTTGCTATGTATCCTTCGAATAAACTGTTTCCTATAAACTGCTGAGTCAGAACAACCCGTTGTGTTCTTAATTCTCCATAAAGCGCGGAAGTAACGAGAATATGTTTACCATCTGTCATGGATAACTGAAAAGTGTCATAGCTTGTACCAGCATACATGTAAATCATGGGTTGAGCTTCCCACCAGTTTGTACCGTTCCAATCTAAAACGTGCAATTTTTTTGTTTTGTTGTTAGTAGCCAGTGTAGTATCGAATTTAGATGCGGATATACATATACGTTCACCAGTATAATCAAGTTTCATCGCCGAACCGTACTGTTCAGTTACATCGGTCCCAACTAATTGTTGTTCCTCATCCCAATTCGAAGTAACGGTATTATATTTAAATACTCTCACATTTCCCTGTGCGTGTCCATAGGTCTGATTTATAGGAGATGCGGCGGTTGGTGATGAAATCGCGATTCGAACATCATCTACAGTGAGTTGATTCAGTTTCGCGATATCCACAACCTGACCGAACGATGGCATAGACCATGATGTCTGATTACCATCTAGCCAACCATATATATTGGTAGTCCCATTGTATGGAGTAAAATTATATATTGTTTCGCCATTTAAAATATTACCAAGTTGTGTTGTATTTCCGGACCAGGTCGAATTTGTACCACGTGTGAAAACGCGAGCCCACCCAACACCTCTCATGATATTGTAATCAGCATCGTTTCCGTTATAATCCTGATCAGTCCACTGATAATCCGAACCCGCGGTGGGAAAATTTGATCGGTATGCATCATTCGTTGTTATGTTGGTATTGGTATTATCATACACATCTAAATTTGTACCAGGTGCACCTACGATAATGTGTTCACCATTGTATGACATAGAAACGGAGTGTCCATACCTACTATACTGATTATCTACTATAAAACTCCCTCCGTTAAGAGGAAGTGTAAAATCTATGTCAACACACGTATTCGAAAACGTTTGCGTCCATGTATTATTTATGAGTTCATAAACATATACAGTTGGATCCGGTGGAGATGGAGATGTTATCGATCCGTCGTATGTTGGGGCTCCCACACAAAACATGTTCCCCGTGTTTGCGGCTATACTCGTGGAATATCCAAAATCTGAATTTGCTGAGTTCGTGATTGTTTGTGTTAACGACCACCCACCCGTACTTGGATTTTTATCGTAAATGTGTACTTTTCCAGATACAGTAGAAGAACCTGGTTCACCAACTATAAGGCGTGTACCGTCCCAGTTCATACTAACCGATGTACCGAATGTCGAACTACCAGACAGTGTCGTTTTCAATGTCCACCTGTTTGTACTCGAATTATACGTAAATATTTTTACCCAATTCATTCGGCTAGGTCTTCCTACGGCAACCGTTTCATTTCTAAAATCCGAAGTCACAGGAATTGGATCCTTAGGACCCACAAAAGCGTTTTGAGATGAAGCTATGTTGAGATTCGGACGTGAAATTACTCCTTGGTAATCGAAGTAGTACGACATTAAAATATATTAGATTTAAATATTAATGATTTGAGTCGGACGAGCTGATACGACTTCTGCTTTCCTGACTTCGAGATCGTATGTTGTTATTCTAAACGCGCTGATTTCATCAATCACCCGTAAATTTTTAGAGACGTATGCATTTCCCGTTACTATTAATTTATCATCTGCGGTATCATTCACGGCGACGTTTGATCCAATTTGTAGAGTCTGCGTTGTCAGTGGTTCTGTATTTCCTATTCCCACTGGACCACCTGTGTAATATATCTTACCTGCATCATCATTCCACAAAGTACCCCCAGCGGGTACCTGCCAGGATGGAATACCAGTATTATCCACCGTTAATATTGTTCCAGCTGAACCGATAGGAAGTCTCTGAAGTGTATTGGTAGTAGGTGCATAAAGAAGATCTCCTGTCTGTATAGCGTTTAACGACGCCGTATCGGTAATTATTTTTTTTCCTTCGAGTGTAGATAACCTATTCGAATTATTTTGAGCTGTAGTAGTAACCGTATTTATTAGCGTCTCTTGAACCACATTTGCATCTTCTAGGTCTGAAATCCGGCTGGCGTTCGAAGTCATATCATTTTGAAGCTGCACGACGTTCGAAATCGCTGATATACCTGTGAGATTCGATCCATCGCCTATGAAATGATCGGCAGTCACGTTACCGGTCACTAACGCGTTTGATGAAACGACGAAACCCGTCGTAGAATTCTGAAATAAGACGGTCTGATTCGTAAATGCACCTGCAAGTGTCGTATTCTCGAGATTATCCGCTGCACCACCCGCACCTTGTGGAGGTTCCCACGATAGCGTGCCCGAAGTTTGATTCGTTACCGTCAATACGTTATTCGTAGGTCCTATACTGAGCGTTTGAATAACGCCATCTTGGGGTGCATAAAGAATGTCACCCTTAGACACCCCTGTTAATGTGAGTGTATTGGAAATAATAGGGTTCAACGTTTGAATTCCTATCGTCGCCACGTTTCCATTTTCCAAAACATCCTGGAGAGTTAATGACCCACCCGCACTAGACGTGTACTTTTGTGTGGCACGTCCGACTGAACAACGTGTCATTCTTATAGTTGTATGAGACATTTTCCGGGGAGAAAGTCATTCGTTTCTTCTTTTGGTTGATCGGGTATATTGAATCCACCCTGCCTGTATACACGTAGACGTTTGTTATACATGGCAAAGAAGACGGACCATTGATCTACCACGTCGTAGATCTGGGGATTGTTCTTTTTACCCTTCGTTTCGCGCATGATGCGTCCTATACTCTGTACAATATCTGATTTGGGTGTCGCGAGAATCACCGTATCGAGAGTGGGAATATCCAAACCCTCGTGCGCCTGACTGAACGTAGCGAAAATGATCTGTTTTTTACTCGATTCCGTGAGGTCCTCTTCTTTCATACCTCCCATGTAGAGACCGGAGGTCGTCTTAAACCGTTGATGTAGAAACTCGCAATGAAACCTACGGTCACTGAGAACGAGGATTTGTCGCGTCGTTTTCGCGAGATCTTTGATTGTTTGTAAAATGAGTCTATTCCTATCCGGCATCTCTGTAAGTTCCGTGATCATGGTAGGAAGCGATAATTTACCAAAGCGCGTACACGGTGGAGGATCCTCGAAACGTGGGCACGTGTATACGAGTGGAAACATATCGACCTGATCCTGGTTTTTGCGCTCTACCGAAAAAAACGTAGGGCCCATGAACCAATGTAGAACTTTCGTAAGTCCATCCTTTCTATTCGGTGTAGCAGACAATCCGAACGCATGTTTAGGGCATAGTTTGAACAGACTTTGACTGAATACCTTTGCGCATATATGATGCGCTTCGTCGACGATGAGTGTGCCTATACTATCAAAATCTTCGAACGAATACTCTTTCAAAGAGAGTGATTGAAGCATGGCAATCACGAAATCGCAGTTAATCTCTTTCTTATTTTGTTGAACGATGCCTATGGATGCACCCGGACAAAACTGTTGAATGCGCTCTTTCCATTGGTTCGCCAAAAATTCTTTGTGTACGACAATCATCGTTCGATATCCAAGCTTACATGCTATGGCCAGGGATACTGTCGTCTTACCGAATCCGCATGGTAACGATAAGATTCCATGACCAGCTTCAATAGCTTTAGAAAGTGCTTCATTTTGGTGCGTTTCATCTCTTAGTTTTCCTTTGAAAGATATTTTAATTTTTTCAGGTTTGGGACGGATATCTTCAGTCACTTTCCCAAATTTTTCTTCGGCATAATATCTCGGTACGCATAATCCAGATTTTGCCTTTCTGAACACCTTAAACGATGGAGGTGCTACACCAAAATCTGCATTAACGATCGGGCGAACCGTGAGTTCTTTTTTTATTTCCGGAGTATCCGGAACTACACACCCAGATCGCGTAAGTTTCATACGATAAATGGGTCTAGAAGCTTTATACTACTCAACTTCCACGTATATCCACTATGGTTACCCACGTTCCAACCTCCCATGAAATCTGAGACAATCTCTACCTCGTCAGCTCTTTTGAGAGACTGCACAGGGGCACCTTCGTAAGAACACATGACACGGCGATATCTGAAAGGAATTTTCACTGTGAGAACATTCCCTTCGAGTGGGTTATCGACATTTGGCCCGTGAAGCATAACACGCGATTGCACCGAACGTACTTTGAACGCAATTTCATTGGGTATGGTAACCCGCATGTACTTCTTGTCATTGAAGTCAAACATAGGTGTATGTATGGAACATTTACATTTTATTCTTGTGAGAGTAATATTTGATCTAGGCATACACAATAGTGTGAAATTTTCTTTATTTTACTTACATCGAAAAAAATTATTTTGGATTCCAGCGAAGGAAATATGGAAACACTGCGATGCCTATAAATAAAATAATTAAATCCAATGTCAAGACTTTGGACTTTATGTCCGGGCACCAATTTTTGTAATCCTTGATTTGTTTCGAGTCTTGTGGTTTCGCCCAATGGTAAAACATGGCGAGGTACGTGGGTCCCATGTTCCTTTTACAGTCGTAATGATGATCATAAAACGCTAACACAATGTACGGGAAGTACAAGAGTGCTAACAGAATCCATTTATTCTTCTTCGGCAAGAACCAATAACCACCTGCTAAAGCTAACGTAAACCATATACATTTCCAATTCACGACTGGTTTAACATTGTAACATTCTTCTTTCTTTTCAGAGTCCATATAAAATATCTTGAGAAAAAAATAACAGTTAGAGAGATAAATATATCTGCATGTAATAAGATGGCTCTATGTTCGCTGAACATTTTGCCACAAAAGGTGAAACATACCACGCGTAAATATAAAACGTGGAGGTTTGCATCCGAGTTTCTTATTCGAAAAAATGTAACAAAAGATCAAGCCGAATTGGGGCGGTGGACGAGGGATCGACTCGTTGACCTCGGACCCACATTTATAAAACTGGGACAAATTGCATCCGCACGCGCCGATTTGTATCCACCGGAATTCATTCAGCAGCTCGAGACATTGCAAGATGATGTACCACCGATAAACGATGTAATGTCTTGTATAGATACGTCACATTTTGAGTCGTTCGACTCTGTACCATATAAATCGGCGAGCATCGGCCAAGTGCACAAGGCTACGCTCCATGACGGAACGGACGTTGTTGTAAAAGTAAAGAGACCTGGGATATACGAGATGATGAAGGAAGATACGGATACTATAATGAGAATTGTCGATTTTCTCGAGAAGATTGGTGTTGATACCGGTACAAGTACGAACTACGTTCTCGCAGAATCTGTGGAATATTTACTCGCCGAAACAGATTACGAGCGTGAGACAAGAGATGCTATAATGTTCAAGCGTGCCATGAGAGAAATAGACTGGATCAAGGTACCGGGTGTATATAAGCATTTGTGTACAGAGGATATGATCGTGATGGAATACGTGTATTCTACGAAACTGACAGAGATACCAGACCCGAGAGTGAACAAGAAGAAGATCTGTGAAGCTCTCATAAACTCGTATCTTGTTCAAACCATGGATAAAGGGTTTTTTCATGCAGACCCCCATCCGGGAAACCTTGGTTTTACCGAAGATGGAAAGCTTGTATTTTACGATTTTGGTTTGGTGATACCCCTGTCAAAGGAGCTTACAGAAGGATTTAAAGACCTTTTTATCTGTATAATAGACCGAAATACAAAGGGAATCGTCGAGATTCTCATAAAGTTAGGGGTCATCACACCCACGACGACAGACTTGAGTGACATCGAACTTTTTTTCAAGACTGCACTCAATTATCTTGAAACGCTCGACGGCAAAAGTGTGAAAGACGATATTTTAAATGATGATATACTCATCTCTCTCGCACAAAAAAAGCCGTTTATAATACCCACGTCGTTTGTATATTTGGCAAAGACTTTCTCTACCATAGAAGGTACCTGCGTTGCACTTGATCCCATGTTTACGTATTATGATTACCTGGAACCCATGTTACAAGAAACCGTCGAAGAGGCGATAGACGTAAGGAAAATGTTGACGACGGCTGCAGAAATGCCCGGAAGGATTCGAGAGATTAACTCGGCAGTTCTTAATTTAGAAAAATCAAGAACGACGATGAAAAGATCTATGGAGAAGACGAGACGGGAAGTCAAAAATGCTCAATATACGGTGTTATCGACCATTTTTGCCACGAGTATGATTGAACATGGCTATATGAATGAATGTGTTGTATTTTTATTGGCTGTGATCGTATTTACTGTTCGTAAAAGTCGATCTTAGTGGGAGTGGTGGAAGTAGATTCCTCTGTTGTAAAAAAAGCCTTGTGTTCCTCGAAAAGCTTCTTGGCTCGTTTCTTTTCATCCTCAGCGATGCCCTTGAACGCGTCACCAATCTTGTCGAGCTCACTCTTGCGACGCTCCCTGGTTTCCTTGCCGAACTTCTTAAAACGCTGCTGTGTAGACATCATGATAGTAGGGGAAGACATTAAAGCGAACATGGTAACTTGCTTATTCTACATGGAGATTTTTATCTTTAAGTCCTAGCGCTTCCAATTTCTCCTCGTATTCCCTACGTTCCCCCGGAGATTTAATGATCTCCCCGTATTTGAGAGCCCTAATTTCTGGACCCGTGAGCTGAATGGCATCCACTCTGAAATCTTTGAACGCTCGCATAGTGATAGGAACGAGAGGCTCGATGAGATCATAAATAGCCCGTGCGTAATCTTGGATCTCCTTCTGTGCGTGAGAATCCATCCGAAGGTGAAGGTAATGCATGAGATTATGAAGGTTGATCTTCCAGTAAAATTCGGTATAGGTAGATTGGGGAAGATTCCCCCTGGCCTGCTCCCGGCAGCACCCATCCTCGAGAAGCTTTTCGTAAATGTCGAACGACTTCTCCAAGTGAACATGCGTCTCATTTTGATCAATGTTCACCACACCCTCCGATCCCTGGTGATTGACCTGGGACTGCCCCCTAAGTTCCGAAGGTTCGTAATACTCTTTGGGAACGATTGAATATCTCGCGGACATCTCGTTCACACTCGCCGTCCTATGACGAAGGTGTTGACGAGCGATGTAAATGGGCATCTTGATATGAAACTTGAATTCGACCATTTCAAAAGGGGTCGTGTGCCAATGGCGCATCAGATACCGTAAAAGCCCAGTATCACCTCTAGAAGTCTTCGTTCCGTCACCGTACGATACCCGAGCGGCTTGTACGATCGAACTATCGAGATTTTCCCTGGGCATATGGTCAACAAGCCTGACAAAGCCATGATCGAGTACCTTGATTTCCATTATATTTTATTATAGCTTCACTTCTTTAACAGGTTAAAACAAAGATCTCCATATGCACACATATGGAACCCTCGCTGGATACATGGATTCAGATTCAAGACGACACCAAGAAATTTTCGGTACCCTACTTTTCGCTTCGTATTTGCTGTAATCAAAAGGTCAACGGCGAGTTACCACTCTTACAATCTATCACTAAAAACACGCCCGGTGCTGTCATTTTTGACGTGGGGGCTACCGGATCACAATTTCCAAAAGACATTGACGACTCGATGTCACTTCATTTATTCGATCCGGCGTTTAAACCTTCCGGAGAAGCGTTTAAGAATGATACCACCTACGTCATGTATAAGGAACCCGTTGATTACGATAAACCCAATATACACGTAAATAAAACTGTCGTAGACGCCGATGAACACTCGCTTCAAAAGTATTGCGATGCTCGTGGCATCAAGCATATCAATTTTCTCAAAATTGACACAGACGGACATGATTTCGGTGTTTTAGATGGTCTCGGAAATATCACAGTGGATATGGTTCAATTCGAATATGACAATTTTTACAGACTACATTCATTGGATATAAAAGATATGTTCAAACGTCTCGAAGGCTGGCACTTTTTCTATATTTTGCCGGGTGGACTTATACCCATAACCGAGATGCGCGACGATTACCTATACACGAACATATTTGCATCCAAGGAATATCCCCATGACATCATACGGGATTACGTACCTGTTATGAACGGTACGACGATTAACACAAAACATGTAGGAGAATTTATATGCGAAATGTTTTGGGAGATGCGTCACATCACCCCAGATGAGTTAAAAACTAAACACTGTGTCAATATTAATGAAGCGAGTAGAATTGATGCGGGTTGGAATTTGGAACAGGCGCTCAAGAATTATCACGCTATTTATTCTTAAAGAATAGATTCGTATTTTTTCAAATGAACGCGGACCAATACAGGGAAATGGTGTACGAGATTACCAAACCACCAAAACTCGAAAATACCGTATGGGCGGAGCATTCTAAACTATGCATGTTGTTCGTAGAGTTTAGGTACATGGACATTCTTAAATATAACATATGGAACATTGCAAACGTGTACGGTGGTGGTGATACATGTTTAGTCATTGTACATAGTGGGGACAATAAGGATATCATCATGGAAACTACTAAAGATTGGAAAAATGTCAGATACATTCAAGCGATGGAGAAAAACGAGTCTGTAAAAGCGTACGACACACTCATTACGAGTTATGAATTCTGGGACCGCTTCTCAGAATTTGACCACGTATTAACTAACACATGGGACTCGTACATTTTCAAACGTATACCCGAAAAATTCTTCAAGTATGATATTGTCGGTGGACCGTGTGGTCATTACTACGCTCTTTGGCAGGACGGTCGTTTGTTTAATATTTGTCGCGTGGGGTGTGATTGTGATCGATGCAAATCTGGTTGGCACCTGTTCAGAGCTGACAAGTTTAACGATTTCCCTGGTCGTAAATACACTTTATTATGTGGTGGATTCTACTTAAGAAATGTCGAAAGTACGAAACGTCTCTGTAAAAGTAAAAAACATACGGGAGAACCAGATGATGTTTACTTCGCTATATCTGATCTATCTAGACCGTCCGTAGAAGAAGCGTCTGAGTTTGGGGTACAGGATTTTAGATATGACGGTGTACCTGTCGGATGTCACCAATTATGGCCCAAACACCCCGAAGAATATATACGACAATTATTTAAAAGAGGGACTACTCATAATTCCGAGACTAAATCCTCTATCGACTTATAATATCTTTTGAGATCTTTCATGAACCTTTTATTATTCTCTAGACATTCACACTCGGGTTTGTTCTTGTAAATCCATGCAAGATTGGATTTGGAATATTTGGTTCGCTTTTGGTTCTCATTTGGCTTACGTGGCACGACCTTTTTATTCGCAGCTTTCTTAGTTTTGGGTAAAGGTTCGACCCGCTTCGTGTAACTGATAGCTTGCATGACCGTATCCGCCAAATCATCCTTCTTCTTTGATTTGTCGAATATAGGTAACCAATGAGTGTTTACGGTACCCGTTTCTAGAAACTTTCTACACCTTTCGATCGATACCTTTTTACGTTTTAGGTATTGTGCTTTACCGGCTCCGCATACATCCGGGATCTTAAAACGTGCATCATACACGATAGTATCCGCATGAGGTGCTTTAATTACGAAATAGGCGTGTAAAAAGTGTTCGACCATCTTCATCTTTTTATTGCGATCCGGTTGTTTTTCGATAAGAATCGTATCACACGTGAGAACCCAAGGTCTCTCGTCCAAATGGTTTCTTAAAGAAACGTACACACCGTCTTTGTGTTCTGGTGGTATTCCCGATACGTCCCACTGTACTACGAGGTTTGACGTATCGTCGAATTGACACATGGCTAAATTTCGGATCCCGACATCTATACTAAGTATCATTCTCTAATATAAAGAAAATTAGGCTTGAAGTTCATTCAAAAGACGCCGAGTAATTTTAATAAGATAGACAGACAGCAAATACATAATATAATGAATATGGCTCTAGTAACAGTTTCTTTCATTCCTTCAAATAAGCCACCCGGGCCAAAAGGGTTAAGGCCTAAATCATCTAACGTTTGTTCCATGATGTCACCCGCGGCACCCGTCGTCTCTTTGATCACATCACCCGCCGGTCCGAGTGCATCTAAAACACCTTTATCGTACTTGTCGTTACAAGTCTTCGAACAGTATGTAGGACACGGACCTTGCTCTCCGTCATTAATCTTCGCCGAGCATATGGGTTCGTCATATTCTGGATCTTCCGCTTGTAAATCCTCGAGAGACTTGAAATTTAATTGATCCTTCTCGATCTCTTCATACTCGTAAGAGGCCCAGTTATCAGGAAGGCAGTTTTCGATACAATCACCAACCTTTTTATTCGCAGCCCCAATCTGTTCGGAAACGTAGTACGCGAGACCACCGGCCGCTGTGTACTTGGCCACCGTCGTCGCGTTCATACCCTTCTTAGCATTCTTACCAGAATTGATATTCACATTTACCTCGAGGTCATCGGCCTTCTTGCCAGCTTTCGCGGCGTCGCCACCGGCATCTGCCGCGTTATCGAGATTTTTACCAGCTTTCGCGGCGTCGCCACCGGCACCTGCCACGTTATCGACATTTTTACCAACTTTCGCGGCGTCGCCACCCTTACTCGCAGATTTAACTGTACTGGAAAGTGAACTGGATTGCTTAGCTAAATTTTTAGCAGCATTTGCAGCACCAGCTTTAGCACTAGACTTGGAAACGGCTTTGGCACCCTTAGTGGCTTTCGCGGCGGCAGCTCCGGCACTCGCCGCCGCTCCACCACCTTTGGCAAAACTTTTCGCTAGAGCGGACGACATAGTTTATTATTGACATACATTTTATTTATAATCCAAGTAACTTCTCTGTGTTCATACCTTCCTCCTTGGTAGCATTCTTGTTGCAGAGGGCACCGTCGTCGCGGTATCCTTCCGGACACGGTTCCCAACAGACACCCGCGACATTCTGCCAGCCATCGGGACACTCATATCTCCTGAATAAATCAGCAACCACACTCGGTCCCTTATTGACCTTGTTACCGGTGACTGCATCCGTGTACCCAAGGGGTTCGCACAAGGCACCGAGATCTTTGTATCCTGTACGTCGGTTTCTCGTGTACTCCTTCTTAGCGGGAATCCATTTCTCCTCGGCTTCCTTCATGAGTTCGATCATGACCTTCTCTTCTTCTTGTAACCGTTCGTAGTCAGCCTTAGATTCTTCCCACGTTTCAATGCCACCCAGGTATTCTTCTTCGTACTTGGTGTACGCCTGGTTGACTTCCTCACGTTTATTTTCATAATTCGTTTGCGCCTGCGTGAACGCATCCCGGAGTTGCACAACTTCATCCGCATTGGCGGGAATGACTTCACTGGGACACTCATCCCAACAGACACCGGCGATGAGCTTTCTTCTCTTAGGGCAATCCAACACACCTTCAACTTCCTTGACGAGAGCAGGGTCCTCGAGACCGTTCGCCTCCACACGGTTAGCGAGGTCATTGTTACCACGTGTGCGTATCTCTGCGACTGTAGCTGTAACATCCTTCGCGTAAATCACCGCACAACGACTGGGTTGGAACGAACTGGGTCCACAGTAGTCGCGATCCCATTGGGGAACAACGATCCTAGGCCCACCCGGAGGTTCGCAAATAGCGCCCATAGCCGTGTAATCATTAGGGCATCTATCCCAACACACACCCAAAATACGCTTTCTCTTCACGGGACAATCGCTCGCCTCCTCCGCCTCTTGGTAGAGAGACTTGAGAGGATTACCCTGATCATCAAGACCGGGAACCCTCGTGATCCATTGGTCGACGGGTTCGGTTGTCTCGGACGCCTTCGTACGAATACGGTTCGCCAAATCCGTTTTACCACGTTCATCAAGCATCTTTGTAATGCGCTCCACGTCCATAGACTGGAGTTCTTCACACCGTGTAGGTTGGTTCGCCATGGGACCACAATATTCACGATCGTTCACGGTAACCTTAATACCCGGGCCACCCTCAGGATGGCAAAGAGCGCCGATATCAGTAAACTTCACACCGTACACGTCTTCTTGGGGGCATCGATCCCAACAAACGCCCGCGATGAGCTCTCTCTTCTTGGGACAGTTCAAGATTTCACCTATACGCTTAAATTCCGCGTCGGACACGACACCGGTCGCCGCCTTATCACTGAGCGCCGTCTCACCCTTGTCACGCAGTGCTGATGAGATTGTCGACCACTCCTTCGCCTCGTACGCCTTGCAAAGAGGTGGTTGGAACGAACTGGGTCCGCAGTGATCACGATCCCACGCGGGTACCTTAATACCCGGACCACCCTCGGGGTGGCAAAGAGCGCCGATATCAGTGTAATTAACTCCATTCTCGTTTTTGAATTTGGAGCATTTGTCCCAACACACACCAGCAACCTCGTTTTGATCACTGCGTTCGTTGGACTTGTGTGATTGACCCGCTTCGGCCGTATCGCCACTACCACAGTAATACCTATCGAATAACGTCTTCTTAATACCGATGCCGTGGCTGGGTTCGCAGAGAGCGCCGATGTCCTTATCACCTTCCTTGCACGTATCCCAACAGACGCCCGCGATGAGCTTTCTTCTCTTGGGGCAATCTAACACACCCTCGACCTCCTTTACGAGAGCGGGGTCCTCGAGACCGTTCGCCTCCACTCGGTTGGCGAGGTCGTTATTACCACGTGCGCGTATCTCTGCAACTGTGGCGTTAACATTCTTATCATAAATCACTGAGCAACGTCTGGGCTGGTATGAACTGGGTCCGCAATACTGACGCTGCATGAGTGTCTTCTTGATACCGGGACCACCATGAGGTTCACAAAGGGCGCCTATGTCTTTGTCATCTCCCGCGGGGTCTTTTCTACATTCATCCCAGCAAACTCCCGCAATGAGTTTACGGTTGTTTTCGGGGTTCATCGAACTGGGACCACAATATTGACGCTGCATGAGCGTTTTCTTGATACCGGCGCCTGATTCGGGGTGGCACATAGGACCAACACCCTTGAACCCCTCTTTACACGGCTTGTAACACAAACCAGCATCCTTATCAGATTTGTCACCCGAGCACACGCGTAAAGGTTTTCCGACACCTCTACCATAACTATCAAACCCTTTCTGTTTACGCGTCGCGCGATACGGCCAGGCACCTTTCCATGCCCAGGGAGAATCTCGCTTACATCCTAATAAGCCATCGGATTTCCACTCGTTGTTACATGCCGCACACTCGAGGAGTGAGCCGTTAAACCAATTACCACCCTTGTTCCTACAATCCTCATAACATATGAGACCGCGTTTAATAGGTTTATCGGAGGGGCAATCTTTTTGCCAACACACAGGTCCGACGCCATTGTACCCCTCCTTACATTTCGGATAACAAAGAGCACCATCCTTCTCTTCATCGGCGGCGCATCCCGGGAGCACACCGACACCACGTCCATAGGCATGTAACCAACAACTGGTACCATCATCTTGAAGTTGACCACCGTATCCCATATCCTTACAGTCCTTCTTTTTCGCTATGGACGATCTCTTCGCGTACGTATCGAGCCAGCAGCTCGTGCCGTCGTCCCGCAGACGTCCTCCGTATGGGGGGTTAGTACCATCTCCGAGTCTCGGATCCTTACAGCTTAACTTCTCTGCTATGGACGATCTCTTCGCGTACGTATCGGACCAGCAACTCGTACCATCATCGCGCAAATTTCCATACATAGCCTTCCATTCACCTTCGGGGTACTCATCGGATTTAGGACCATCACACGAATATTTCTTAGCTGGGCGAGACTTCTTAGTCTCTGTATCACGCCAGCAGCTCGTACCATCATCGCGTAACCCCTTACCATGCTTTTCAGCCCAATCAGTGCATGGCTTCTTCTTAGCCATGGACGACCTTTTAGTGAGAGTATCACGCCAACAGCTCGTACCATCGTCACGTAATCCTCGTCCGTGCTTATGAGACCATTCATCACACGACTTCTTAAGTGTGGGAGCGGATTTAATCGGAATTGTATCCTTCCAACAGCTTGTACCGTCGTCACGTAAATGCTTACCGTGTTTATCATGCCAGTCGGAACAAGGCTTTTTCTCTGCCATAGACGATCTTTTTGGTATGGTATCTTGCCAACAACTCGTACCATCATCACGAAGTCCCGCACCGAAATTACTACAATCGCGGACGTTCGCGGGTCTCGAGGTTTTCGCCTTCGTCTCGAAGATTTCCTTCAAGACCACATCTCCGACTAATTTAGCTGTCATCAACCCTACACCAGTAACAGGGTTCAATAATAATGCAGCCTGTGCCATTTTAAGGGGATCCCCGGATGTTAAGTCATCGACTGCACTCAGATACTCCTCCTTGTATGCGCGTGTAATGGTCGTACCCAAAATAAGTTCGAATACCTTTTGTGCATCACTCGTGTAACAGTCATTATTCCTAAACTCCATACCGTATCGACGACAGTATTCCCTCGTAAAGTTGCAGACACCCCGATCCATGTCGAACGTCACGCCCAATTGTGTAGGATCTACGGCATTAGAGAGTCCCGAAAGTTGACGACGTTTCGTACAGAACGAAACTAAACCGCCGTAATCAGCGGCGATAACCATCTTCGCACCCGCGGGGTAGTCAGGGAAAACGAGTTCACCTTCGGGGTGTTGTGTGCGTAATTCGGAAAATGGAACCTCGATCGTATTCGGGTTGTCCTCATCTCCGGGGTTCGTCCGATCGGTGATAAACACACGATCTGTGTACACACCCGCCGTGGGGTTAACATACTCGAGTTCGAGTGGAGGTGGCTTGAAGAAATCGTTCTTCTCGAGCCATGTATCACGAGACGCTGTATTCCATTGGGATGCACCATCACGCGTTAATGTGATACCCTCGCGATTAGGAGAACTCGCCCACTCGACGAGTTCGAGCATCGCGAACCGTTCGGGTTCGAGGAATAAACCAAGATTTTCAAAGAGGAAAACGTCGCGCTCTTTGTGATACTTAGCCACGGTGTCTACGGAGAATTGTTCAATTTCAATGGGAAAGTCGGGTTCCGGCGTACCATTTTCCCCCGATGCTATGATATCTTGGATATATTTATCCCAAATGGGGCCTACGACAGGATCTAAAGGAATCTCAACTTGTGTATACTGTTCGAACATTTGCATATACACTAGTTCAAGCGCCAATGCATATTCATCCGGACAGAACTCGTACAGAGGGAAAAGTCGGGGATAATCAACAGCGGCGGTATTACCCATAGCTTGATACTCCCCATGGTCAATCGCACGTTTACCCTGCTCTATCATACCCTGCGATGTGTAACTGTTATATCCATCAACGTCGATCAGATCAATAGTTATAGACACGATATCGAACAAAATTAACACTGCGCCAACAGGACCCCCTGAAGCTTTCATGGCGGCATTCGCCGCAAACTTTCCACCCGCCGCTGCCATCTTAGCACCTGCTTTAGCGCCGGCTTTAGCACCCGCAGCCGCCATCTTAGCACCAGCTGATACGGCTGATGCGGCAGCCTTAGCACCACTCTTGGCACCAGCTTTAGCACCCGCAGCGGCAGCCTTAGCACCCACTTTTTCGGCAGCTTCCTGACCAATCTTGGCAGCCGTCTTCTCGGCGATTTCTTGACCAGCCTTAGCACCCACCTTTTCGGCAGCTTCCTGGCCAACCTTGGCAGCCGCCTTTTCGGCCGCTTCTTGACTAGCTTTCGCAACTCCCTTTTCTGCGGCTTCTTGTGTAGCCTTAGCAGCCGCCTTTTCGGTCGCTTCTTGTGCAGCCTTGGTAGCCGCCTTTTCAGCCGTTTCTCCGGTCGCCTTTTTCAAACCCTGTTCGATGAGTTCGCCAAGAATAATACCTGTGGCGATTTCCTGGCTGACTTCTTTAGCTAATTCCACCTTTTCATTCAAACCGGGTTTAACTCCCGGCTTCAGTTTGCAACATCCGGGTCTATCCGGATCATCTTCATAATCTCCATAACATCCCAATTCGGGGTGAACCGGGAATGCACACGCTTCTTCGACGTTTTTCTTAAGTTCATCTTTAACCGCGTCGACAGCTTCTTCATCCAAATTTTCGGTGAGCGTATTCTCAAAACGTTCTTCTACCTCTTCCGGTGTTTCGACAACAATGTCAGAAGCGGGGCGTAATACTTCGACCGAATTACCTAATTCGGATTTAGGTACCTGTACAACCTGTCTCGTAGAGGGGTCATATTTCAAAACGGTTCTATTTCTCACACTTTGTGCGAGGAGAATGAGAACTATGATTATTATTAGAAATATCCCAATACGAGCAGGTCCCATTTCCTCTCTTTGATATAGCCCTATAAAAAAATAATACTTAAAGATTCTTCACTGATACTAATCATGTCTTGGTGCTGGTGGTGCTGTCACGATTTTGAAAGTGACCCATTGGCATTACCAACTAAACACGACGAAAGACGAAACAAATTTATAGTTTCCGGTAGGTTTTGTTCTTGGAGTTGTATGAAAACGTACGCCATCGAAACATACGGCCTGAGCAAGGGGAGTATTATATGCGGTAATATCGTGATGCTGCGGAAATCTTTGTACGGTAAAATTGGTCGCATTAAACCTGCACCCAAAAGACAGAGACTCATAGAATTCGGTGGTGACCTGACGATAGAGAAGTTTAGGGAAAACGCAGACCTTGATACAAATCCCAATACAGAAGTGATTCAAGAGTCGGAAATAGATAATAATGTACCTGTTACAAATACGACGAATAAGATGTACGAAATAAAAGGCGCCACGGGAACAAATGAACCGTTACGCCTTAAACGTGCAAAGCCGCTTAAGAGAGATCAAAACAATTTAGAAACTGTCTTAGGATTGGTTATTAAACCAAAGAATTAGTAGTGGAACAATTTAGACATGTGTCGCCCGCATACACGAAGGAACAACATTTACACTCGTTCAGAGGTACGATGTGTCGCTTTTTGAGTTTATTATGCGAATACAATACGAGATCACGGATGGTGTATATTCCATATGCTACCATAGTTTCGAGGTTCGGGAACTTCATTTAAACTTAATACAAGCACAAGCCTTATTTACCTTTAGCATGACCGAGAAGCTATCGATCATGGGAGGTACCATGGTCTTCAAAACAGTTTCAAGTTCTGAGTCTTCTTCACCCGCTTCGATCTGCTCGATGACGGAGTAGATAAGGTCAATGACGAGATCCTTCTTCTCGGGTCCGGTGAGTCCCTTCATATCCTTAACATCAATCATGAGAGTAGAGACGAGTCCACATATGTTCTCCTTGTTGATACCGGTCTTCTTATACTTGTTTACAAGACGGGTGATCTTGTTTACTATCATTTCGTTATCCTTGCCCTTGGTAGCGTACGACTTCAAAATGTTTTCCATTTGTATAAACCTACATTAAAATCTTTAACTATATAAATGGTAAGCGCCGACGGTCTCATTGCCACAAGTGCGATTTCTATAGGCGTTGCACAGATGATGTTTAGATTATCTACTGTGAAACAGGAGAAAGTTGATGTGAATACGTATCCTCTTTTGTATTCGGGTATAATTGCCAGTATACTTTGGACAATGTACCAATACAGAATAGGGGCTAATTATTCAGTTGTGTATTCGATTCTCGGTTTATTCGTGCAACTGTATATCTTACACGTACTTAAATCGAGAGAGCGCAGAAGGGAGAATGCGTACTGAAGGATATTAAGTTTTTCTTCCAACGAGAGTTTCCCAACGTTTCGTACTACATGAACTATAAGCATACACACTATATACGTAGCTTCATGTAGTTCCATACTTAGTTAATTGAAATTTTTACATTTCTGAGAGCGCCATGTTGGTAGGTGTGACAGTGACACCACCGCCCCTGGGAGCAAACGCCATGTACGTAGCGCCGAGACCTATCAGGATGATAAGGCTCGCGAACGTCATACCTGTAATCGAGTAGTTAACTTCGGAATCCTTGGGCTTGCACGCCTCCTTGTCAGCGTTAAGGAGTTGATACACGAACACACCGGAAATCAATAAAAGAACACCACCGATGATCATCATGGGACCGGCCGCAGAGGCTCCCGGAGTGGACACGAACTTACGAAGACCGAGGGTCGCCGCGGCGGTGACCACGATAGTCACGAGCTGGCTGAGGTACACCTTGCGGTTCTCGAATTTCTCGACGCCGCGCACAGCCTCACACTCGTTGTAGTGACGAATACCCACGAAGTTCACAAAAAATGTGACCACGGCGAGTAGAATAATACCGAAAAGGGCGGGTAAACCCATATCTTGAGAAAAATTCATCTTTACTGTATGTTGAGAAAAAACTACACGTCTGTGTATATGTCCCAATTTCTCCACATTTCTCCGTAGTCGTTCGTACCGGCCAGGTCTGAATTATCAGCTCCCCTGGCGTTGTTATATTTAACCTTTGCGAAGCGACCAAGTTCAAAATCTATAAACTGTTCACCGTTATCGATCACGTGTTTCCCAATGAGACACGCATGCGGAAACTTCCTCACGTGATCAATACACGCGTTTATGTAGGCACCCGGACCCGTAGGAGCTAAACAGTCCATTCCGTAATGCCTGTTGCCTATGTTCCATATGATGATGTCGATCATCTTCTTAGAGATGGGATGCTTAGGAACCGACCCAATGAATCCCGTTGTCATACAGAGCTGCTGCTGGGGTGTGTCTACACAGACGTAAAACTCTTTGTTCAAAGCGTCCAACTCGTCGAGTGGTTTATAGCACTCCATTCGAGCATCTGTATACCAACCACCTTCGTTATACATGATGAGATGGCGCATCAAGTCACATTTATACGAATACGGCTTTAGGCTGTGATACGCCTTTAGTACATCGTCGTTAAAGTGTTGCTTGATGTAATTCTCACAAGATTCTCCGGAATATAGTTTGACTTTGTACTCTGGATTGAGACGATACCACGTTTCGATCGCCTTATTCATACCTTCTGGTATTTGTGGCATCTTGCCTCCGTCTACTATGATCACCTTGTGGACTATCTTAGGAATCATAGATAGTTAAAGAAGGTATCCTCTAATACACTATGAAGATCACATACGCCATCACCGTTTGCAACGAATCGAGGGATCTTTATTCTCTCATTTCATTCTTAAAGGGTGTGATAGACGAAGAAGATGATATCAACGTCCTAGTAGATACGGCACATACCACCGAAAG